GGATGGAGATAAGCGCCTGATCTTTGTGCGCGTCTTACGACGCTCGGCGAAGGGGGTGGGTGAAGTACTCCCGGTTAAGATCCCCCTCATGAGAGCTACATTGTAGCCTGCAGTCTGCTTCACCGGATTATCTGGTGAAGCGCTCTTCGTTATCTCCAACCAGCTCCAAGATTGAGTATTTCTACTCCATCTGGAGAAGGGGGAAGATAGGAAGACATCCAAGGGAACCTCGAGGGCTGTATCCACGTTTCCTTTATAGGGACGCGTGAAATATAGCCCACTTGGAATGAGACCCTGAAGAAATATCAGAGACTCATAGAAGATGCATTCCCATGCACCTTTCGACCTTGCAAGATTGCAGAACTTGAAAATGTTCTCGACAGAATCGAAAGCATAATCAAGACTCAAGGGTCTAACATCCTCGCCTTCAAACCAATCTGCACCACAGGATTCACGGAAAGGACCCGAAAGAAAGGTCTTTTCAGTGTTAACTTTGAAACCGCAAACTCCTAGCAATTGGAGTAAACGGCCTGACACGCCGCTACGCAAGATAATGTCGTCACCGTAGACAGAAAAATCATCTACGGATCCGACGTCCTGCGAAGCAGCATGACAGAGTGACGCAAAAATAAGCGTCTCCAGTGGAAAACAGAAGCCGTTACCCATAGACATGAACTTGTGGTAAGTGTTTAGCTTACCATTTAGCTCATATCGATGGCTTCGCAGAGAGTTCAAAAGATCGAACCACTCTGCAGGGAGCATATATCTACAAAGCTCTATAGAAACGCTATCACTAGCGCTCGATAGATCAATGGTGACATATGGATCCAGAACCCCAGGAAGAGACCCTTGACGGGCCAATTCTTGGTTACGGTTCTGGTCGCTCAGATCGATGTTAACTCTCTTCAGGCGTTTCCGCATGAATTGATCGACACCTTTCTGGACGTACCCGTTGAGTAACGGCTCGACAGCTATGGCTCTAAGAGTCTTAGCCGTCTTGGGCACAAACGTAACTTTATTGTTGTCAACCATGCGCACTCTCTCAATGAACTTCTCTCTATATAGAGAGTAATCCATCGAAAAGTGACGAGACCCAGGAGCACTATTAAGAAGCTCCCAGGTTAGATTATCGTCACTGAGTGAAGCGATTGCATGGTGAACGGCACTCGGAGTCACGGACCATGGGCGAGCAAGAAATTTGCGCGCCATATTGGTAGCATTACCGTGTATCCCGATCGAGGCACCTGGTCCAAAGCTGCAAAGATCCCATATTTCTTGGTAGTCTATCGACCCCAGGACGTATGAGATCCACTTACGAGCGCAATCAAGCGATCGTTCGTGTGGACTCCTTAGTTTAGAATATAAGGAGAAGCGACGATTAACACGTGAGCAACGATGCTCAGACGAATTAAAAGTCGCCGTAGCCTTCGCCAACGGGTCAAAATCTACTGACCCTGGTGGAAAAGGATACTTCCGTATAATTGCAGACAACTGATTCACCAGCCGATGCTCAGCTGGCGTCCTCCAATCTGCGGACGAGATTGAATCAGCTAACATCACCATTCCCGTAAAATCTCCGCGGTCTAAAAGACCGAGAAGTTCAGCGGATTTGGGATGTTGGATGGACTTCAACAAAATTCTCAAGAACTCGTGGTAGTTACTCCACGACTTTAACTTGAGGCTGCTGTTGCAACGACGGAGTTGCTCCAACTTTTGGGATTTCATAACGATTTCCTATATAGTTGAGGCCGAACATGATGTGCGGTCCCATGATGACCCAAGCGACTAACATGACGATAATCGCGACAAGACTAGAAGAAGAGTTTTTCATTACAGTGATTAACCTGTAATTACTTGACTCTTCACCATCGTCTTGAACGCGGCTGAAGCCATGAAGGCGCCGAGGTCAGCACAGATGCTATCAACGTTCGCCGTCGAGATGCCCACGGGAAGCGAAAACGTGATCTCGCTGATACTTTCTCCAGTAGTGGAGAGGGCACCAGTAAGCGTATGCGTCCGAGTGAGTTTGAAGGCTTGGCGATTGACTCCAGAAAACGTACTGGTAGCTTTTGGCAATACGCGACTGATACGGATATCATCCTTAACAGTTGCGGAGTGCGTGGAGCTAACATAAGCGGCAGCATTTGCGGCCGGATACGAGTCCAAGGAGTAAGTCGTTGCGTTGACTGTCAATGACATGGGGATAAACCCTTATGAGAGTTGATAACAATGACGCAATCGGAGGTTTTAAAAACCGATCGAGCGTAGCAATTGATTAGCAATCGCAAACGCATCAGCTACACGATTAAAGTTGTCAGAGCGAAAATCGCTCTTAATAACCAAAGCCGTGTAATTGTCGCCACGTACGAAACGTTCTTTGGTTTCATCTACCATAAGGTAGTTGTCACCGAAAGAACCACTGATAGTCCACACCGCAGGAGCTATGTTGGTAGTACTGAGCGGATAGTAGAAAGTAGTAACTATCCGCCTAGTAGAAACAACACCGCCCTGAGATGTAAGACTAGCCCTCGGAATGTTTGCATACATCAAATCACCGACGTTTGCAAACCAGTCTACAACGAACGAGTAATGGGTCAATTCCCAAGCAAGCCCGACGACGTTATGGAACGTGAGTCCCAAATCGTCAAATACATCAGGCTTGTACTTATCGATATGGGTCGCTCTCACTGAAACCTGGTGAGCTCGACTTATACCGTAATCTACTCGATACGGAGAGGCTAAGAAGTAACCAGTAACCTGTGAAGTCTTTTGCATGTTTCCAGTCGCATGACTAGAAACTACCTTAGGCTGCAGCGCACTGTATTGCTTCTTGAGGGCCTTCATCACCGCCTTGACATCGCTAACAAGAGGAGTAATTCCATAACGATAGCGAAGCCATTCCGACGACACAAAGGAAATAAAATCCTTTGAGCCCGCACTAACCTTCTCAAAGCCTTTCTTACGCTTACCATTGCGACGAAGATCGCGGGTAAGTTGGGAAATGCCATTGAAAGGGTGAAGAAGCATGGAGATAGTTTTGTCGAGCTCTGCTAAACTTTCAGAAAGATTAGCAAGGCCCTTCTGGCGATCTGCCATGCAACGGGTCCATATTTCGTCGTAGAGCCTATGAATATCATCGCCAAGATCTATCGGTGTATTACCGACATGTTCGGCGTAGTAATCAAAAAGAGCTATGAAATAAGTACCCCCGTATGTAAACGTCTGACTTACGTTAGGCGCTGTACAATAAGGGGTTACCGTACTATGAGAGGCGTTAGTAGTTCCCGAGGATTTCCTCGTGAGCTTAGATGCATACATTCCGTTAAGAATGATTGCACCTTGTTTACTTCGCTTCCAAAAGTCCGGAGTTACGTTGTCAATAAATACGCGCTTTTCTCCGATAGGAGCAGCCGTGTTATCTCCAACTGGAACTGTGTAATAGGTTACCCTATTGGCACAGCTCAGGGGAAATCCCGTCTGCCATCTAGAGGTAAAAGCGTTAATATTTCCTTGACTACGATAACGGTACATAGCTCGGCCCTAAGTGGTGGAAGATCCGCAAATTACTGCGGAGTTAGTGGAAGAAAGAGCTGATGGGTGTCACCACCCAGAAACTCTCCCACCGTCCGGCAACAACTATGGAAGGGTAAGCGAAACAGAGGTTCTGTCCGACCACATTCAACCATGTCATCGAATTCCAACTCAGTAAGCCGAGAAGGACCGAAGCCATCGTTAAAATGGAAAGCCAGAACGAACTGAGGATACAGTCTGGATTGAACAGTGACAATAGAAATAACGTTACCATACAATCTAAGCTCCATATCCATAGCTAACACTCCTAAGAAGTTGACGGGATACCAATTGAGGTATCAGAACCACCGGG